GAGCACGAGGTCGGAAGCCTCGCGTTTGAATTCAGCAGAAAAGGAACGGCGTTGTTTGGTCATCTGACACCTCGATCTGGCGAGCATTCTCGCCTAAATGGGTGTCCGGTTTCATTAGACCACTACACAGACAGCATGGGTGTCGCGGTGCGTGACGCCATGCAAAACCTGTCGAACTCTTTCACTGTCTACATCGGACGCCTGAACGAAACTTCAGACTTCACCGGCGTTCTAGGAAGCGGGATTGCCGCGCTCGGCGATAACTTTGAAACCCTCGCGGACATCGCCATTGTTACGGCTATCGCGGCTCTCACTCGGTACGCGGCAACCGCAGCAAGTGCCGCGGCAACAGCCACTTACTCTGCTTACCGGGACGTGGCTGCACGCAAAGCACAGGCGACAGCAGTTCTGCTCGCCTCGCAGGCTGAGCTGCAAAAAGCCCAAACCTCAGTCGCACTTGCACAGCGAGAAGCAATTGCCGCCCGGGGCACGGCTGTTCAGACCGAAATGTCACTGCAGCTTGCCACGGCGCGCATGGTTGAAGCTCGAGCAACGGCAGCAGTTACTGCCGCTCAGGCCGGACTCAGTAGTGCGTCGACTGGCTTGCTCGGAATCCTTGGAGGGCCGCTGGGTGTAGCAGCCCTGGCTATTGGCGCAGCCACGGCATTCCTTCTTCTGCGCGACAACACTGGCCTACTTGAAAAGAAACTTGGTGATCTGGCCGACCCGATCGACAAAATTGCCGAGCGGTTCGCAAAGCTTAACCGTGCAACACAGTCCGTAACTCTGCGCGAGCTTGAATCAACTATTGGCGATATGCAGTCAAAGCTCGGGCAAATGTCCGGCTCTATCGCTGACAAGTTTGAGAACGATCTTCGAAATATGGGTGCAGGTGGCGCTGCTGGCCTCATGGCTGGCCTGACAACCCTTCCGGCTGATGTTCAGGGTGCATTGGATTTAGTTCGTAAAACTTCACAGGATCAAGCAGCCGGCATGACGGTTGACTGGAAAGCGGTGGCGGACCAGCTGCGGACTGTTCCAGGCGTTACCGAAGCGATGGCGCAGGCCATGGAAAACAGTCAGATTCCAGTGTCTGAGCTGTCTGCTGAACTTGATAAACAGAAGACCGTGCTTGCGGCGCTGACTGGCGAGACGGACGACAACACTCGCGCTGAGCGTGAGAACGCCGCAGCCAAAGCGAAAGCATCCCAAGAAGGACAAAAGTATCTTGATCAGCTATTAAAGCAATTGGCTGCTGCTCAGGACAAAACCTACCTTGATGCAGCCAACAGGTACATCAAGGAAAACACACTGCTTACCGAGGGAGAGGTAGTTGCAATTCGTTCGGCAGCTGCTGCAAGAGATGCGCAAAAAGCAGCAGATGAAGCAGCTGCAAAAGCCAGGCAGAAGAACGCTACTGGCGCAGATTCCGCCGCCAAACAGCAGCTGAAATCATTCGAATCCACCGAGGAAGGCTACAAGCGTCAGATCGAGCTGATCAATACCACGGGCGACAAAACGCAAGACGCCACGGAGGTGATGAAGCTGTCTTTTGAGCTGCAAGAAGGCAAGCTCGGCAAGCTGACCGAGGCGCAGAAGAAAAAGCTACAGGGCATGGCTGCCGAGCTGGACACCCTCAATGCGTTGAAGAAAGCCAATGAAGACGCCTTGAAGTTAGAGGCATTCAAAAACGCCCAGGGTGTTGGCACCCAAACCATGAAGGATGGCTTCGATCAGGAGCTGGCCGGAGCGGGCATGGGCGATAAGGCCCGGGACCGAATGAAGGCTGATCTGGCTCTTCGGCAAAAGTATGCGGCTGACATTGCCAGCCTCAACGAACAGCGAAACACCGGCCAGATCATGCCCGATCTGTACCTGAGCGAAACGGCGGTACTGCAAGAAGAACTGGCCAAGCGTCTCCAGGCTCAGCAGGACTACTATGCCGCCACCGACGAGCAGCAAACCAACTGGATGAATGGTGTCAACGAGGCCTGGTCGAACTATGCCGACGCTGCACGCAACTATTCCCAGCAGGCTGCGGATCTGACCTCTGAGGCGCTGGGCACTGCGACCAGTGGGCTCGGCACGTTCTTTTACGATGTCGCCACGGGCGCCCAAAGCGCCGGTGATGCACTGGGCGACATGGTCGGCAACTTCGCAAAGTCGATGCTCCAGGCTTTGGCGGACATGGCGGCTCAGTGGCTGATCTACCAAGGTGTTCAGATGCTGGTGGGTAAAACCACTCAAGTGAGCGCAGCCGGAACGATGGCTGCCAACGCTTCAGCCATGTCTCTCCAAGCTGGCTTGGCCGCATTCGCATCAACCGCTGCAATTCCTATCGTAGGTCCTTTCGCCGCACCTGGTGCGATGGCTGCGGCCATGGCTGTTACAGGCCCACTTGCTGCTGCAGTAGGCATGACCGCCATGGCCGGTGCTGGCTTCATGGATGGCGGGTTTACCGGGGTTGGGCGAAAAGACGAAATTGCCGGTCCGGTTCACCGTGGCGAATACGTGTTCGACGCAGAGGCTACGGCTCGCATTGGTGTTGGCACTTTGGAAGCAATGAGCAACGGCCGGCCGGCGATCATCGGTGCTGGCAGGGGAAGCACCTCCGCTGCACCGACCCCCAGCCTGGCGCCTGCCGATAAAGGCCTGACCGTAAATCTCATCGAGGACAGGTCTCGTGCAGGGCAAAGCGAGCGCGGTACCAATTCTGATGGCTCTGAATACCTGAACCTATGGGCAGCGCAGATTCGATCCGGAGGAAACGAGGCGTCAGATTCACTTGAGGCCGCCTACGGGCTGAAACGCCAAGCTGGATAGGAGGTATCGCATGAGCGCAATCGAACAGTGCTACGCCTCTGGCGGAGACATGATCATCAAGACCGTCGAAGTCCGGGCTGAAGGAGAGAGCGCCACACTGCTGTTTTCTCAGGGCTTCGATGACTGGACGTGCGGTACCGAGGACGGCAGGGAGCTGACATTCCCGGGTGTGGCGATGGGGGATGCACTGCCCAAGAGTGACGGCAGCGGATACCAAAGCCTGAACATCGAAATCGACAACACCCTGGGTAACGTGCAGAAGGTCGTCGAGGGATACCGGCTTGCTGGGAAACGGATTTACATCACTCACCGCGAATACCTGCTGAGCGATCTGAGCTATCCAACATCGATTTACCACCTCACGGTGTTGGATCGAGAGTACGCCGATAACAACGCCAAGTTTTCCTGCGGGTTCTTTGACCTGCTGAACATTGGGTTCCCGCGAGACAAACTCACTACATTGGTCGCACCTGGCCTGAAGTACATCTAACCATGCTCAAACACTACTTATCCGCCCCTTACCGGGATGGCGGCCGGGGACCTGTTGCCTTCGATTGCTGGGGGCTGTGCATTGCGGTACGCCATCAACTACTGGGATTGCCGCTGCTGCCCAGCCTGGGCGCTGTAGGCAAGGACCGGCTACGCGAGAACACCCACGCTTACCACGACCTGAAACAGGGCATGGAAACGTGCCCTCCAGAGGTCGGCGCCATTGCGGCGGTGTTCCGTGGCGCGCTGTGTCTGCATGTCGGCGTGGTGGTCGAGGCTGATGGCAGGCTCAAGGTGCTGGACACCAACCCAGGCGGTGCACGACTGCGCACCGTCCGTGAGTTTGAAACTGACTTTCCAAGGGTGGTCTTCTACCGTGATCGAATTTTTCCCGAACAAGATGGCCGGCTCGGCGCCGATGGTCACGTACACGACTGATCGGCGCATGACGCTGGAGCAGTGGCTGATCGAGCAGTCGCCCAGCTACCAGCGGATGGAGTCACCTCCGATCAGCATTGTGCTGAATGACGAACTGATTGAAGCAAAGCGCTGGCACAAGGTGGTTTTCAAGCCGTCTGATCATGTCGAGATCTATCGCGAGCCCAAGGGCACCGACCCCTTCAGTATCACTTACGCCCTGTTTGCGGGCGCAAAAGCGGTGATGAAGATGATGGTGCCGAAGATGCCCGGCATGCCTTCAAACTCTACTGTGCAGGGCAACCCTCTGACCGAGGCCAGTGCCAAGGGCAACAAGGTCAAACTGGGCGACACCATTCGCCAGATCGCTGGCCACCAAAAGGTATACCCGTCCTACCTGGCTGAACCACGCACCTGGTTTGTTTCCCCGCGGGAGCAGTGGATCGAGATGCTGTTGTACGTTTCGGCGGGCGATCTGGATATCCCTATCAGCAAGATCAAGGTGGGTGAAACGCCACTGATTTCGCTGGGTGCCGATGCCCGCGTCACGATCTATCCTCCTGGTGCGGATGTGTCGGGCGATACCGCATCGATGCTCTGGTTCAATGTGGCCGAGGTGGGAGCGAGCTCGAGCGGATCGGCTGGCTTGCAGTTGACGGTTTCGAACAGTATCACTCCATCTGCGCGGGCGTCGGCCTACCAGTTCAATGGCGATACCATCTCGATCCCTGCGGGAGCGGGCGCGTTCCCTGCTGACTGGGTCAGCGGTTTGGTGATTCGTGCGCTGGCTTACTACGAATACACGGTCATCGATGGCGGCGCGGGACGTGACATCGTTCAAGGCCCGCTGGGGATGCTCAATCCTGAAGTCGGCATGCCGATCGAGGTCGTGGGTGCCAACGGCGGGTTGTACATCGTCAACAGCTATACGCCCTATGCGCCTGCAATACCGCCCGGAGCAGGTACTGCTTCAACGCTGCGGGGCTCCAGTGCTCCTGCGCGCTACGACTTTGATGTGACGGCGTTGTCGCTCACCGTCAGCCGAGGTGGGACGGCATACCCGGTCACCCTGAACACTGCGACAACCGACCTTGCCGGTTTGGTGTCGGCGTTCAACGCTGCCAAGGGCGCCGCGCCATTCATTGCCAGCGCCTCGCTGGGCCGACTGCTGATCACTGAAGCACCTGCTTTCACCGGTCTGCCTCTGACATCGACGGACGCGACTCTTTTCGGTAGCAGTCCAATCAGCAGCACCGGCACCGCGCCAACCAGCGGATCGCCTGAGCGGACCGCAGAGATGACCCTGAACTATGACGGTGGAGCGCCTGCGAATGGCCTTGCGCTGGGTTCTGGTTTGGCCTGCATTGGGCCGCGAGGGTTGCGGTACCGCATCACCGCCTCCGGCAGCTCTATTATTGAGGTCGAGCGTCTGGCCTCCACAGGCGCCGTTGATGCGGATTGGCCCGGGTTTAGCTATCTGGAAAGCGTCAACAGCGTGATCAACCTCGATCCCTCCAGCTTACAGGGTGGGTACCGCGGCCCCTTCGTCTGCGCCCCGGTCGGGGAGAAGGTCACCGCCATCGAGTATTCCGTCTTTGCGGCTAATGGTTTGATTGGTCTCGGAAAGAAAGGGGACACGTACGCTATTGGATCAAGCCACCAGTTTGAGTACCGGGATGCGGATCTGGCCGGTGCATGGACTGTATTGCCGAAAGGGGTAAGCGGCGCTTCGCGCGATGCCCTGGGCTTTACCTTTCGACATGAGCTGCCTTATCCAATGCGCCCCGAGTGTCGCCTCAAGCGCCTACCCAAGGCCGGCGGGGCGAACGCTGACGAGGTCAACGACGACATGATGTGGTACGGCTTGCGCGGGCTGCGTCAGATTCGCCCAACCAGCTATCCGGGCATGACGGTTATCTCTGCGAAGATCCGAGGTGCTGACCGGCTCTCAGCGCAATCAGAGAGCCAGGTGAATCTGGAGGCCACCCGCATCCTGCCACTGCGCAGCGGCGGCGCCTGGCAAGCACCTGCACCTACACGCGACATCGTGCCGTGGGTGTTGAATGTTCTGAAGTCGCTTGGTTACACCGACGCCGATATCGACCTCGAGGAGTTCGACCAGCTGCACGCGTCCTGCGTTGCTGATGGCCAGTTCTACGACGAGACGATCGATGCCTCAAATACCGCCAAGGAAGCGCTGAACAATGCGCTCGCCTGCGGCTGGGCTGAGCTGACCATCGCCAACGGGCTCATCAAACCGGTGCGTGACGAGCCCCGGGCCGTGTTTGAGCGTGAGTACGGCCCGAAGACTCAGACCTACTCGCCGCAGAACATGACTACCGCCCTTAAAATCAGCGGGCCTCTTCCTTCGATCAATGATTATGACGGTGTAGACGTTGAGTTCTACTCAAGCAGAAGCTGGGCCTGGGAAACCGTTGAATGCCGATGGCCTGGTGATCTTGGGCTGAAGGTCGAGAAGGTCAAGCTTCCCGGGGTGACTGATCGAGACCGGGCCTATCGTTGGGGTATGCGCCGCCGGGGGCACCAACTGTTCCGATCGGATACTTACACCTGGACGACCACGCTGGCCGGGCGCAACTCGGGTTACTTGAGCTTTTGCGCGGTGGCCAGTGATACGCCAGGGCTTTGCCAGAGCGCGCTGTTATTTGGCGTTCAGCCGGTCATTGGCGGGCTGGTACTGGAATCATCGGAGCCGCTGGATTGGTCTGCCGGCGGCGCCCACAAGATCGGTATCAGTCGATTGGACGGCACGTTGTCCGGGCCTTATCCGGCCACTCAGGTGGATGAGTTCCACGTCAGGGTCGATGACCTGGACTTCGTGCCCAGCAACGATCCACCCTTGAATTCGCCACGCCTGCTGTTCGGGCCTGCTGACAAATGGGCTTACCCGGTACTGGTGACCTCTGCCGATCCTTCCGGCGGCAACGTTTCAATGAAGGGAATGCCCTATGACGCCCGCGTTTACACCTACGACCACGCCACGGCGCCTGACTGATAAAGGATCTGCTAACTATGCTTGCATACCCTGAAGGTCTGCCTACGCCACAGCGGGAGGGCTACGGCTTTGATCCTGTCAGCCCGATGACCAGTACCAAGCTGGTGAGCGGGCGTTCCGAGCGTCGTCGGGCCTTTGTCAGCACTCCAACTGTGGCGACTGTCACCTGGCTGTTGACGGCGCCGGAAGCCCGCTTGTTCGAGGGGTGGTTTGAATACGTTCTGCTGTCTGGATCATTGCCGTTCGAGTGCCCACTTCTGACCCCGATGGGTATGGAACCGTACCGGGCCAACTTCGTGGACATCTACAGCGGCCCAGTCCTGGTGGGTGAGGACTTCTGGCGGTTCAGCGCGCAGCTCAGTCTGTTTAAGCGTCCTTTGATCAGCAAGGACTTGGTGGTCGAAGTGCCGGACTACATCCTCGATGCGGACATTTTCGACCGAGCTATGAATCAGAAGTGGCCGGAGTCCAGCGAGTAACACCAGTCCTGCCCAGCCTAACCATCTATCCACCGGCAACCCGCCGGGAGCATTTAAAACTCATCGCTTTAGACACCGCCTTGTTTGCGGTGCCGAAGGCGTGCCTGCGAGAAAATCCGAATGGCCAACAACACCGGCAACCCGATCGGCTCCACTGCTGCAAAAGATCTAAGCGATAACGCCCAGAACCTGGACAAGTTTGCCAATGGCGATGACTACGAATATGCCGACCGGCTTGGGCGATCGCGCAAAAGCTTGAAATGGATCGAGGATGCAGCCCTGGCCATTCCGGCAATCGACGCGGCTGTGCGTTCTGAACAACAAGCCGAGCGGGCACTGTCCGCGAAGTCTGAAGCGGAGGCTGCGAGGGATGCGGCGCAGCTATCGGGAGGCGTTTATCCTGATGAAGCTGCTGGACTGGCAAGCACCCCGGATGGCCGGTTCTTCAGTGTGCCTAGCCCGGAGTCGACTGAGTACCTGATCCTTTATCAGAACGTAGCCGGTGCTGCGGTAGAAAAAACTCGTTATCCGAGCGC